CTGCTACTCATCCTAAGTATCTCTACTTAATCAAAACTACTTAAACTGGAAGTAGGAATAACGCTCGTTCTGCTTCTCGTCTACGAGTAAGACCTTTGACCACAACACCGCCAGCTCGGTTCCATCGAAGGAATTCATCAGCGGCTTTTTGATATTCACCAGCATTCAGTCGCTTCAGTAGTGTTGAATTGGCTAGCGCTTTGATTCCACAGTTGTATGCAAATGAGACAAGCGCACCAAATTGATTGTCATTGATAGGAACTGTGACCATCTTCTCTATAGAGGCACAATCCTTATTCAGATAAGCTCGCAAGAGCTCATAGGCTCTCTCCTTTGAGATAGGAGGATCTTGTAGAGTTACTTTCTTGCCGTCTGGATACATTGTGGTACCGATTCCAATCGTGGGAATTCCCACGATGTCTTTATAAGGATGCAAGACACAACCTTCAAAGGTTTCAATTAAGTCAAGTCCAGTCTGGTTCAGTTGTCTCATAGTGAGACTATTTTACCATAGCTAGAGTCCGATGTCTTTCTCAAACTCTTCATTTGTATAGGTGTTCTTAAGAACTTCGGTAACTCCGGCTTGGACAGCTGTAGCTATTAGGTCAGCTAATTGACCCATCAGTGAGTGGGAAGATAAGTTGTAACCTAAGCCATTCATAGAGGCGTGATTTTTGATGGCTTGCAGGGCCGCAGAATGAGCATCCCAAGCAATTTGTTCTTTAGTTTTGGTCAGTAGCATGAATGATTTTCACCTTTTCTGTTATTTCTTTGTAATATTCGACCCTATTCCAGGCATGTCTAGTCAACTGTTTTGAGCCCAATGGAATATAATCAAGAATTAAACACTTAGACTTTGTAACTGTTTTGCGAAGGCTTCTGCCCACAGCTTGTATAACGGGTCCCTTGGATGCAACAAAGTTAGCAAGAATGAGAACATCCACATTTTGTGTGTCTGTACCTTCACCGATACGGCCATCTGTTCCCACGAGGCCTTTGATCTTTCCCTCATTGAGCTGATCAACATAATCTTGTGATTTAGAATCTTGCCCTGTTGCAAAAGGAATACTAAGTAGTTGAGATAACTCTCTTCCATGCTCTACCTCATCTACTAATATTAGTACACTTCGACTTGAATTGATCATGTTAAGTGCATCATTATATATCTTATTCTTCATGATGGAATTATTGAGTACATGCTCTTTATAGTTCTTAAGCTTATTGTCTTTGAAGTCTTTACCTCCAGTGTCTACCTCTCTAACTATAAAGTATGGCTCCGCAAGAAACTTGTTCTCTATTCCCCACTTGACATCTCGTCTCGCGATGACGGGTCCACAACCCGCAGTGATCATGATATCTTTGCCATCAGATCTATAATCGGTAGCTGTAAGCCCAAACACCTTTCCTACTTCAGTTAAGTTTTCTGCAATATTAAAAAAAGTATCGGCAGCTATGTGATGAATTTCATCGAAAATTATCGCTCCAAAGTTTGCCTTTTTAAAATCATCTACATTTCTCGTGATAGAGGCCGCGATACCTATCGTGATGTCGTTTATCTTCTTTTTTCCACCGCCATAAAAACCTACTACACTCTTTCCAAACGCATCTACGCATTGTGTGTAGAATTGTTTCGCTACAGAATCAGATGGACACACAATAAGAGTATTTCGCTGATATAACTTGATAAAATGTAGAGCAGTGAGAGTCTTTCCAAGACCTGTCGCAAAATTCACGATGCCACGATATCTTAGAGGATCTAAGAGCATATCTACCACTTCTGACTGATATGGTCTCAAATTGTAAGGTCTTGTTTCCCATGGAAGCACAAGTCGTCGTCCTGTCTCTTGACGTTTATCAGTATAAGATGATCCAGAGAGGTATTCATTGAATGAATTAATAAAGCCAGAAGGAATTGTGAGCACATTACTTTCGAGCTTGTAGACCTGCCCTTTAATTTCTCGCTGAAGAGCAACATACGCAGGTGAAGTCCGCATCCAAGGATTCTTGGACATTCTTTTTAGTTGATATTGTTTTGCTTTATCAACATAAGATAGATGCTTTTTAGCAAAAGCGACGATCTCATCTGTTGGATCTATGATTTCGAGTTTTTCATTCGTGATAGTGACGTTCATTTAACATATTATACTTAAAGGACTAGTAACCATGCCAATTGAATTTCCAGAGACAGAATTTAGAGCACGATGCTTGAATGTTGTAGACGGAGACACAGTAGATCTATATGTTGATATAGGTTTTCACGTCACCTTCACTGGTCGTTTTAGGATCTTGGGCGTTAATACGCCCGAGATGAATTCTAAAGTTCCAGAAGAAAGATTAATTGCTGCAATTGCCAAAAAGGCAACTTCGGATTGGTTGAAACCTGACCTTAACAACAAAGAATGGACCCTTCTTGTCAAGACCAAGAAAGATCCAGATAATTTTGGACGCTGGCTAGCATCAGTGTCTTTTTTCGATGCCTCTGGCACGAAAATGGATCTTGCTACTCAATTACTTGTTGGCGAGTTGGCTGTTCCATATAAAAAATAATAAGTATTTTAAGGCTTTAATTAGGCCCTTCTTTTATTCACGTATCATATGGAATGAATCCGCAATTTGATTAATGAGGGATTAATGACTTCTAAATACGATTTATTGTTTGAGCAATGGAAGACGTCACTTATTGATCGTGATCGACGTACTCCAGCTATTCAAGGAAATTTCGAGGATTTTTTCGAGACACTGCGACTAGAAGGATTGGTGCTAGAGAGTGCTTATGAATATCTACCAAAAGCAATAAAAGCCCATTCCCCTGCACCTAGCCTTGTTAAGGCGATGTTTAAGAAGTTGAAGACCAATTCAAATTTTTATTGTTCTAATGAACAAGAATTTGAAGAACAGTGGGTGAAGGATATCACTGACAAGGCAAATGTCGCATTCTTTAACATCTTTCCACTTGAGACAAAAAAAGATGAAGAGAGAGATCAGCCGATTATTTATGGAAGTATGACCGCAAAAGAATATAAGATGCAACGCGAGTACGCAGATTCATTTCCAGTGATGGATACGACAGAACTCGAGAAGAAACTATACGAGAACTACGATCCCATGGAAGAAGTAAATTTTCTTTTTGGAGCCAAAACAAGTGGCAATTCTAAGTGATAAGGAACAAGAGGCTCTGTTGAAGAGAGTCGGTGTCAATACAGCACAAAATATTGATGTCTCTTTTGAAGAAATTGACAGCTTTGGAGATCTAGAATCGTTCACAAAGAACGTTCAGAATCTTTCTGACTACAACAGAATCATGAAGCAGCGTATCACTCTTATTAACGAGACACTAACTGCTGCTATTCCATTTACTAAAGAAAGTCTTTATCTCTTTTGTGCTGTTTCAGGTTCGGGTAAGTCAACCATTGCCGCAAATATCTCGTATCCGCTGTGGAAACAACAGAAGAAGATTCTGGTCATCTCTAATGAAGAGACTAGCCATGATATTCTAATGCGTATTGCGGCGCTGGATCTAGGTTATAATTTTAATGATTATAAAAAGGGTCTGATGTCTGAAGAGATGCAGCGAAATTGTATCAAGCTTTTTCCAGACATCATGAAGTATGTGAAGGTTTTAGATGTCTCATGGAAAGATGGTCTGACAACAAAGATTGAGGGTGTTCAGGCAGCACTTGAAGCAGTAATCGGAAAAGGCTATCACGCAGTCTTGATCGATTATTATCAACTCATTAAAGACTCAACGAAAGATAAGTCTCGTACTCGGTACGATGTTCTTAATGATTTCCGTGTCTGGTTAGGACGATTCATCAAGAAGTGTGAATTACCTGTGTGTTTGTTTGCTCAACTCTACTCGATGGGTAAGAAGGGCGGTGTAAAAGATATCGACGCTAGAATCAAAGAATGTTCTGCCGTAGTTGAACCTGCTACCGTTATCATAGAAGCAGTTCCAAACTTCGATGAAAGTACGACTGACTTTATTATTCACAAAGACCGATTCGGTGTTGCTGGTAGAAAGTTCATATGCCCATTTGAAAAGGGTAGATATCTAAAGCAGTTATCGGAATCCGAGATGGTCTTACGTCGTCAAAAGATTCAACGGGCTAGAGCCGAAAAAGAATTAAATACGCTGACAGATAAACTAGAAGGTGAACAATTAGCTGGAGAAGATTATAAGGCAGGATTAAAGTTATGAGTCTTTCGACTAAGAAATGCTTAATTTGCAAGCGTCCCAACGATACAATTTATTGGCACAAAGACCCCGAAACGGGTGACATTTGGTGCTACTGTAAAGGTGTTTGCCAGCGCGGTTATTCTCTTCGGCAATATTGTTACTTAGGGGATATCTCCCTTCCAGATTTTTTAAAAGGTGATTTTGACTTTAAGGAGGCCACGCCAAATGAATTACAGGTGATGAAGTGGCCAGTTAAATTCATCCCACTCTCTGATCCTAGAGCGGAGAAGGGTACCAAGTATGTACAAAGCCGTGGTCTAAATCTCGACGGAGATATGTACTACGATCTAGAGCGCGAAGGAATAGTATTTCCATACTATTTTCAAGATCATTTTTGCGGTGCTCAGATTCGATTTCTGAAAACAAAAATAAATAAAGATGGTGATGAACAAAAGATGGACACTCTTCCTGGTACTCGCCTAGGAATGTTATTCGGTCTATGGAATCAAGGTCCATTCATTACAAACATTAAGGCGGTCGGTGTTTGCGAAGGATATTTCAACGCTATCAGTCTTCAGCAGGCATTTAATATTAAGTATGGCGGAGTTGCTAAGAACCCTTGGAAATTTATCTGTACTTCTGGATGCAATGTGACTAAGCACCATCAAGAAGTGCTTCAAGAATTGATTACTTCTAATATCAAAGTCATTGGAGCATATGATGCGGATGAGGCGGGTCGCGAAGGTCTAGCTAAGGCTGTTAAGAACAAATGTTTGTCTCACTATTCATCCACTCTTGATGATGAGAGAGATTGGAATGATGTCTTAAGACAAGAAGGACATGAAGCACTCGCTCAGCGTTTCTTAAAGAACTTACAAGGGATTCAGAGATGAGTAATGTGAAACGTGATCTGATGAAGGAGATTGAGGCAAAAGTTGCTCGCAAAAAGATGTTGTCTAAACAGGTCTCACGTCAAAAAACGGTCGCAAACTGGGTAGCAGAGTTCTTTACAGAATATGAGAAAATTAAAAAAATGGATGAAAATTCCGCTCCATATTCTATTTCATTTACCCATCTAGCAGTAAATAAATTAGAACTTCAATTGCGCTCTCTAGATCGAAAATGCTATGTTTCTTTTCGAAAGCCAGATGATGGAAGCAATCCAGTAGTAGAGATCAAATGGTCGCAGCTCTTTATTCAGACCAATAATTGCGAAGAGACATTGGTATTAGATGCCTCTTCAGCTTTCTTTCAATCTGCTATGGAAGATGTTTAGACTAGTATAGTCTTTGCTACTTCAAACCATTTAGCTGCGGTTGCATTCCAGCGTAGCTTGACGCTTGAACCTGGTGTTAATACCAATGAGGTGGCCGAAAGTCGTAGAGCGCTGCCCGCCGTTGTACCTTCATCTTCTAAAGTTAGAGAATTGGTTTCTGCTGGATCTACCATTACCAGGATTTCATGACCATCATCTAAAGTTAAAGCACTCGAAAAGGCTGGTGTTGTGGGTGTTGCAGAACCACCCGACAAGGTAATCATCATGGTGTCAACATTATTGCCAATTGCTAATGTAGTAGCGGTCAAAACGTCTAGAGTTTGAATACGTTCGCGAACAACAGCTCGCGCCATTTCAACCCAAACACCTCCAGTGTCACCTCGAAACAATATGGCTTCACTAGGTTTTAGAGTAACAGTTGCCGATCGTAGTTTTAAATTAGAACCTACTAAAATAGATTCATCTTGAATAGTGAGATTGAAACTTGATGTTGAACTATTTTTTAACCAAAAAAGACCATATTGAGAAGCAGTAAAATTTGGCGTCCCTGTTAGTACCAGATCGGCTGTTGTTAATTCAATATCTACTTGAGAAGTAGGAATCGGGGTTTGAACATTAAATATATCGCTGTCCAGTGGATCTGTAAAAGTTTGTGGTCCCGAAAGACTTATTTGTCCCGTATTGTTTAAATTTGCAGCAATCACTGAAACACTGTCGATGTCTTGTCGTAAGGTGGCCTCTACTTGAAACGAAGTTTGTCTCCAAGCAGGACCTGGACCCCAAACAAGTTGAATAGCTTGATGTATGCCCAATCCATTTTCATCATGTATAAGACGCACAATACCCGTACCTGGATATAGAGATGTTGGTTTAAAAGTGGCATCAGTTCCAATGTCAATACTGCCAGTAGAGTCGCTAGCCATAAGTAATGTCAATCGTTGGCCAATTGTTGTACCTGCTTGAATTAACGGTGTGCCAGTCATAACAACGTCGCCAATTGTAGACTTTAAGACTACCAATTCGTAGTTTGAAGGGATAGTTAATCCAGCAGCTGTTACAAGAAACGGAGAGCCTGAATAAGCGGCAGGAGGAGTGTATCCACCTCCACCGGCACCCGTCGAAAACCATTGAGCTCCATTGTTGTTAACGGTCTTTACATCCCATTGCGAACTTAATACAAATGATGCGCCACCTTGATATAAATCAGACCCATTACCTGCAACGGTGACAGTGTTAGCACTGGAGTCAATTTTTCTAACAGTAACTGATCGAAAATTATTCGTGCTGATTAATGGAAGTGTAATTGTTATAGGACCACTCGTGGCATCAGCATTAACTATTTCTATTTGTTCGTCAAAAGTATAGTTAGCTGTGACAGTCTTGCTGATGCTCAGGCGGCTTCCCTTAAACGTACTAGTTAGTGCTGCGTTCATATTTTTCTCTCACTTTAAATTTCAGCATCTGCAACCCAGTTACCACCAATATATAAAGATGGAGCTCCAGGTGTTACGGCACCACCGGTATTGTTAACAACAACGAATCCACTTTGATTGATTCTGTCTGCTAAAGACGCTCGTGCAGTATCTAATGTCCAGCTGAGAGTTGTATTGCTGCTATCCCAGATACCAATACTGGGTATTTGCCACTTGGTGACTTTAAATTTTGGATGTGACATTGGCCATGGTGAGCCGTTCGCTGTAGAGGTTGCGACAATTGGTCCTGCAAAAAATGAATTGCCGCCGGCAGGATAAGTTCCAGTGCCCGGTGCCGTATCTTCATTATTTGACTTTTCATAAAATGCCTGACAGATTAAGAATTCGCCTTCACGCGTACCTCCAGCGTACGTAAATTGTTTTATCCATCCAGAAGGTTGAGGCACATCATCCACTGCTCGAAGTTGAACTTCCATTGCTTCTAGATAATCTGTACCAGCTGTTGTATCATCATAGTCGAAACTTATTACAACGGCTAGTGTAGTGGTATTGTATGGTACTAAACTGGCTGATGTAAAAACATGTGGATACACGGGAGTAAAGGAAATTTCACTAGCAGTGCCAAGACTTGTAAGCGAAGAAATAGATGTATCATTTATTACGTTGGTAGTTCCCGTATATGGCTGATACCATCTTTCAGTTTCAGTTCCAGTACCAGCAACAAGTCGGACATTAACTGGATATGAACCGCTGCCATTAAGCCACATAGAAAGTGCTACTTTACGATTGCGCAAATATGGAATCATACGTCGGTCAATTTCTTGAACTAAAGCTACCGTACCAGCTTGAGAAGCACCAGCTGCTGCTGCTTTAGTAATTCGTGCAGCATATCGTGTTGCTGTTGTCCATGCAGAACTAGATGGGGACTTAGTAATTCTTGCAAAAGTCGCTGTTTCAGAACTTCCGCCACTAGTTTCGGTAAGATAGCAATTCCAACGATCCGGTTGATACTTAAAATTAAAACTTGATGCGGGTGCCGTAACTACAATGGAAGTGCCTCTTTGCCAAATATCAAAATTACCGTTAACAATAAAATTGGGCTCTGAAATACCGTTTGCATATGTATTTACATAAATACGTGTTGCGGCATCTTGAGCATTGACAGGATCTAGGACATTTTGGATGGCCCTATTTCCTCCTTGCGCTGACAACACACCGTTAGCAGATATTCTCCACTTTTCGCTTGGAGTTCCATCGCTAGTCTCAAAACCTAAATACGCGTTGGTTGTTACGCTTCCAAAGATAACTGAGTTACTAGAAATATTTGTAGTTATTTTAGCTTCAATTGTGTCATCAAAACAATTGATGCGCATTGAGGCTTGTGTTGACGACTCGCGCGTCAACTCCAAAAAAGAAGAACCGTCAGTTATTCCAAATTGCGCTTTAATGAAAGAGTCAGAACTTCCAGTAATAGTTGAAAAACCCCATTTAAGATATTGAGCACCAGTAAATACTACATCACCCGCATTTATTTGAAGTGCATAGCCACTACCGACGTTCGTGCCAGTAAGTGTTAATGCAGGCACGTTGCCAGTAGGAGTAATAGAGGCTGCCTTATTGGCATCAAGACCCACAACACCACTTACTGCATTCAAGTCTTCGGCACAAAGTACTACTGGAGCAGTAGGGGTAGTAGATGTTCTATGAAGAGTGACAATACCGTTGTTTGTAGTGCTTGCCGGAATCTGAGCTCCAGCCTGAGAACTGATAGAGACTAGAAGCCAACGGTTCGTAACAACATCATAGGTAAAGACGGCAATCTCGCCGGCAACAATATTCATATTGCCGCCTGATGGAGTTAAAATTCGATTATTGGTGGTAGGTTCTGATCCACTTTGATATTCAACCACAATGAATGTGTTTGTTGCATTATAGATAGAGATCGTCTTTCCAGAGAAGCTCGATGAAAAGCCGCAAATATTTGTAGGTCCAGTTCCAGTGATTTTGATGATAGAGTTTCGAACAATGGCAGGAGTAAACTGTGCACCTGTCATAGTCGCTTGAGCTGCTACAGCTCCAACAGAATCAAAGTTCGCCCACGAACCATTGTGATAGTAGGCAAATGACTGAGCTACTGAGTCATAAAAAAAATCGCCATCGACAGGATTGGCAGGTGTCCCAGGTTGAGGATTGAAATTTACACTTTTGTTTATTTTAAAGCTATTATTAGCCATCTTAATTCCTCATTATATTGTTATGCCCACTTACGCCATGCATATTTAAAGGTACCGTCGCCAGAACCGCTTGTACTTGTATATTGAAATTGAATGCCACTAGATAGGATTGCTTGCAACACTACACCCGTCGCTCCTGTCTCAACGTATGAATCATTACAGACAAGATTGGTGCCATCATAAGCAACGTTTAAATGACCAACTCGTGCAAAACCTTCTTTTGTTATTGAATATTCAATTACGATAAATGGGTTTGATGTATCCATCAAGAACAAGTTAGTAAACGAAGGTTGGTTGTTTACGATCGTGATTCCACTCGATAACACTCCTTGACGCAATCCATTGTAAGTCATACTTAGATCAACTACATCAATTGCGAAGTTGGAGTTGCCAGCGAGCACACCACCAGAGTTAAATTGGATTGCACCGACTGGTGCAGCAGCGGGTGTTGGAGCAGGAGCGGCTCCCGTATACACTGGAACTCCAGCTGGACCACCAGGCGAAGAGCTCCATCGACGAATAGAGTATTTAAGCGCCGCAGCGACCCCCGTAGAGGTAGTCGTATATGAGAGCGTTAGATTGGCTCCCGACACTGATGCCGAAAAGGTGACACCAGAGTTTCCATTGACATATGAACTGTCGGTTGAGACTTCTGCTGACACGCCATCAGTAACGATTCGCATCGTTCCTGTTTCTCTTTCTGTTGATCGAACGATCGAGAAATCGATGATCATATGCTCATTGCCAGCCCAAGGCATTGTAAATACGGCAGCCGTAGTATTATCACTAAGTGCCGCACTGATTAAATTAGATTGTTCCCAATAATCCGCACCGTTAAAGTAGCGAACATAGTTGTTAAATACCCAATTGGTTCCATTGAACTTACCAACTTGAAGCGCAAAACCTTGACCCGAACGAACGATTACAGTATCTGCTAAAACCGGATCTTGACGACCTTCGAATTTGTAGAGTGCCACCCAACCTGAGATGTTCGATCCAACACCAACGGCCTTCCAGATACGATTAGGATTGACAGTTAGATTGCCGAACAGAACCAGGTCATCTTCCATCACCGTTGCGTTATCGACAGTGACAGTGCCAGTTGGTAATACTGTGGTTAGCGGATCAAAATAATCACATTCAACAAGTGGTATGTCAGCAGGTGCGAGTGGAACCGTATCTAAGATACACTCACTGTTCCATAAATAGACCTCTGGACCTGAGAGGCGAGATGCTAATACAAATACGTTTTCAGCGACTGGTACTGCCGTTGTGTCCGCGATAACATAACCAGGAGTCGAAGAAGCATTGCGATCAATGACGACATATATGCTTTGGTTCACAGCAAGTTGTAGTGGTGAACCAATATCAGGTAAAGTTACTGTTGCGCTACCAGGAGAACCAGGCTGTAAAATTGTAAGTGTACTGCCCGGAGGAGTAAAACTTAAGTTTTGTAAGGTTGGAGTAACATCAGTTTCAACAAAAGCTTCAATAGCATTTGTTAGGTACTTGATCGTCTTGTCTTGTGCCTTATCCATCAACATCGCAGTGTTTTTGGAAACACGAGCAGTGAGATTATCCGTGAGAGCACTGTTGTAATTAGCGCCGTTGTTAAATGTGCCATAAGAACCAGGCAGGTTGTACACGGGATACGTTTGATCGAGGGAGGTCATACCGATGAAGGCCTGCATGTTTTCGATCGTCCCTGAACCGATCTCGATCGTCTCTCCTTGAACTACCTTTGTGATTCCCTCTTCCGATCGCACATCCATTCTTGCTAATGTTGCCCAACCGGTGGTCTCTGTAGCATAAGAGGCTCCCATTGGAAACTGAAATTGTGTTGCCGATCGGACATTGATGGTATGTGCGCCGTTAAAGTTGGTTGTAGAAGATACAGTGATTGATTCGCCAGAATCGAATCCATGGTTGGCAGATTCTATTTGAAAACCATCTAGTGAGAAAGAAGTAGTAGTCGCTAAACCATAAAAGGCAGTAAAAGCACCTGTCGTTGTATTAGTTGTCTTGAACGTAAAAGTATTAGCATCAACTACATCAACAGAGTATGTACCTGCTTGAGCGCCTGGCGCTGTAACTGTAATTCTATCTCCGTCGATCAGTCCATGGCTTGTAGAAGATACTGTTGCTCCAGTTCCATCAGCGAATGTGATTGAACCAGAAAGCGACACTGTTGAAATTGAAGAGATCTTCATTACAGTATCACTGCGAGTCGCAAACCACATCAAATCGCCGCCAGTTGAATCCAAGAGACCATCAGTTCTATCAACAACTTCAATATCACTTGAAAGATATTCACCTTTGATATATCGGGCGCGATCGCCTGAGACACTGCTAGAGGCGCCCTGATAAGTACCACTAAGAATGATTGATCGAGCATCTGCGGGCGTCGTGACCGTTCCTAATATGGGACCCGGAGATTGAGCCGCATTATAGAATTCTCTTACTTGTAAAAATAGGGTATCATTGTCAGTAGTCTTCTTAATCCAGTCGCCCTTATTTAACTCCGCAAACATTCCTGTTGCGCCTGTTGCGGAGTTAACATACGCTTGTCCATTAACAAAGGAGACTGGTTGATCTAGTGAGTTTATTGGTTGATCTCTGACTAAGGCCAAAAATGCAACTTGATCATTATTCAATGTTATTGGTGATCCACCAGAAGCTCGAATAACAACATCAACTGGACTTGTCACACTTTTTACATAGATATCTTCTGACCACGATAATTCACCCGGTGTAGCAGATGAGTGTGTATATGAACCCTTGCTCTTCCATGTGGTAGCAAGAGTATCATGCCATATCTTGTATAGTGTAAACGTCGTTGTATCTTCGTACCAATAGGTGGTGCCACCAATCTCTTTGAGCTTGGTCATTACAGCATCCATCCATTGTTTCATCGTCTTGATATTCTTATCGCCACCTTGGAATGGATTTGGGTCTGTGAGAGAGACCATTGTTCCAGCTGGCTCTAGACGAGAATATGTATTATCAGGCAACGAAGGGAAAGCAAAAGTATTTAAAGGATTGGGAGCAATACCACCGCTACCCAGTCGGAACATCATATCTCGAGCATCTGTGATTGAGATAATTGCGCTTGGTCCCATAACCACAATTGCCAAAGGTACTGTATTAACAGGAAAAGACCCGGTAGACACATTCAATTGTGCTTGGATTACTGATTCGGTATTGATGTCTTGTGTAAATTCACCACCATCGCCACCGTTGCGATCAGGATCCCAGAGAGCTCGGGTATCAACGGCCGTGTCGAATGTAGACAGCGTTAGATAGACATAATTAGTTGCATTAGTTCGCAACTGAGGAATTAGAGGAACAGAGGCTTCATTGCCTTCTGGTAGACCATAAAAGAAAGGTCCAGCAGCTGAACCTGGATAGTAAACAATTGAGTCTGCTACTCGAAATGAACAAGTTGGCAAACCTATTGCGTTTCCAGGATTGATGACGTCAAAACCAGAAAGAATGTAAGGTTTGGTTGCACCAACCAAGCTCTGCATGAAGTACCGCCAGTCTCCAGCAGCATAACTATCAATAGAGAGTAGATCAGGAAGATCGATTCGTTCTGCACTGTTAAGTAAGACTCTGCCTAAGACTGCCAAGTTAGTATCCTCCCGCGATTTTTATTGGGATTATCGCGGCATATCCCCGCTAATTGTACTACAATTTTACCTATCTACTCAGTCATAAACATCAATGGTGCCGTATAGTTGATTTGGATAGCGGATTATAAAATCAATAAAAATACCAGCACTTGCAACCGACACGATTAGATCTTGTAATAGCTTGCGCGCATCCGGTGGATTGGTGACATACGGCGGATATTCGTCCCCCTTTCCTACTGGTGCATGTGGACCTAATTTACTGACAGTGACAACGGAAGCACCTAGATCATGATATTGCTGAAAAGTGTAAGAAGTATCAATAGCTAATATATTTTCTGCGGCTTTATATAGATATCGAATGGGACCTTCTTGATTGTTCTTTCCGTAGTCAATAACTATATATCCTGGCCCGTCGGGCATATTGTTAGTATTAACTGTAAGCAACTTATACATCTTGCCGGCAACAATTTTTTCAGATGTCGTGGTGGTGTCAGCCCCTAATGTAAAGGGTGCGTTCAAATCCCAAATATATGGACCCTTAATTTTACTGATATCAGAGCTAATTGATGTTGTTGAAATTATTTTAAAGCTATTTGGTGCTAAAAGTCGTTGCTCTTTCGATGCAACTCCTGGTATTGAAGCAACACCATTGCTGCCAATTTGGTTAATCGTGAATTGAGTGCTACTTGTTGATGCCAATTCCCACGGTCCATTGGTATCTTCGCTGAAAGTAAGAGAAGTCGAGCCACTTACAGTGGCAGGCTGACTAATAGTGATAGTAGTTGCGTTTACTATGTGTACTACCTTAGTTCCCGCTGCTAATCCCGTACCTGAGACCAATTGTCCCGGAGATACTCCCGTCAAAGCAGATATACTACTAATGGTGGATGAGCCATTAGATGTTGTTCCAGATGTTGTAAGAATCGGAATTCCACTACTGCCATGAATAAAGATAGTATCACCAGCCGCAAAATCATTCGCGGCTAAGCATGTGATAACATTACCAGTTCTGTTTAATGCACTTATCGTGATCTCTTGTAAGGCTGTTACTGCCGGCAGATCCGGAGTGATACCAGTTATAACATTACCAGTCTTATTGGTGTATGAATAGCGCGTAAAATTAGAAATGACTCGACCATTCATCGTATTGGTCTTGATGTCTTCAACTGTTCCACCAATGAGCCGAGCAGTAATGGCTTCAATGGGCTCAATAATGAAGTTACCAGAAGTAGGCATATTAAGAGCATCATTGACAGTTAGACTAGTGGGTGAATTAATTTCTGTGACTATAGCAAATTCGCCATTTATGTGAAAACCACCCTTAGCTCCACGATAAACAATGGGAGGTGTAGCAGGCATTTCAATTGACGTTTTTCCAATCGCTGTTTCCCAAGTTAAAGCACGTCGAGGAGCACTAAAGGAGGTAACGTATACTGGCCGTGACCATTTAGCCTGTTTGTTATTTGTTTGAGTAAAGGTCCCCGTTGATCCCAAAATGTTGATAAAAGAAAAGTTGAGCAATCTTATATCGACTTTTGTTACAACAAAGGAACCCACGTTGCCAGAAATATCACAGAAAAAGATATCACCTGGTAGTAGCGATTCGACTCCAGGTTGAGTACCGCCGTTATAAGTAAAGGTGATTTCATTGCCAATCTTGGTAACAATCCACTGAGTATTGCTTCCCGTTCCTAGATCAGACAAAAATCCATTTAATTCAAACGCGATATTGCTTAAGCCTCCAGTTACAAGCATAGAGCCTTGAGCACCAATAGTATTACTAAAAAATCTTAAGTAGGTTTGTTTTGTCGTGCTGTCATAATAGTTGATAGCGTAAGAATGCTTTGCTTGACGATTGTAGGCCGCTGCCACTTCAATGGCCGTAGCAGCGGCAATATTAGTAAAGTCAGATGTCTTAAAAACAATGTGTTCTTGATATAGATTATCAACAGTTATATCTAAATTCCAAGTATCTTTTAGAGCAAATGGTTCATAAGTTCCACTTGATAAGAATGCGGTAGTCGCATCTTTAAAAAAGAAGAGATCTAGTAACTCATCAATGATCTTTTTGACTTGCTTGGGCTGATAAGACATAATTGGGACAAATCGACGAAAATCTGTATCGCTCATGCCAACAAATCTAGGTCTACTAATATTGTTATTTGCTGCCAGTCGATCAATATATGGTCTCTCAGCGGTCTTAATAAAGAATTGTTTTCTAACTTGTTCCGCCAATTGAGCCAGTCTCTCATCTTCTGAACCAATTGCTGAAATAAGACTGCTCCAATTTTGGTCAGCTCGGGCATTGAAATATTTTGGAAGGAGATCAAATATTCTGTCTGCTTTTGTTTTATTTTCCATTAGATAATACCAATCATATCAGCAAAGATGAGTGCTTTTTCGTTTGAAGCAATTGTTATTCTTTCAGTCGACGGCACTGGACTGTTGAAAGTAGCAGCGGCAACACCCTTTACTTTCATTACGGCTGCGATGATGGCAGACAAGATCACATCATCTCCAACACCAAGACCATTAACGTAGTCGATAATAGATGACTTGACATTGTTCGATACATCCTGAACTGAAGATCCTTCATTGGTTGTAATCGTAAGAACCAAAGAGATGTTCTTGATTAGAGGAGGCAAGATCTCAATGCGAGAACCGACCGCTCTTCGTTCAGCATATGTAATTGGATCCGGACTGAATCCATCAACTGTTCGTTGAACTCGACGCAGTAAACCTGTATAGAATAGGTATCCATCAGTGCCCGTAGCGGTGATTAAATCGTAACCAAGTTTACCCACATGTTGAATAATGGAGTCATTAGCGCTGTCAATTTTATACGCGCGAGCGTCAGGAAGTAGATATAGATTGCGTCGTAGATTGTTTGTGTCACTGATGACAGAGTTTGCAACTGTACGATAAGTTGAATATTTGTAGGTGTCATTTTCGACAACATAAAACCCTTGAGGGGTGGCTGATAATTGTCTATTGATTTGTGTTACAGCGACTGCATTATTCACGCGCACAAAGGGTCTACGATCTGAAGGATTGTTCCCGATCTCGATGATATCGAACTGACCTGTATTGTTAGGATCAAACCATGTAGCATCTGTAACTGTTTGAACGTTTAGTTTATCGGTCTTAAAAGCCGAATCACCCTCATAGATCAAGATGTCGTCAATAGTATCTAGATAAACACCAAGATCATATGATGTGACCATATTATATGATATTCCGAGAGCAGAACCAGTGACACCATTATAAGTTTGACCTAAAAAGATCTTAGTTGCTGTCGAATAATCGTTAGTATCGCATCCCGTGACCTGTAGATATAGAGCATCACTATCTTCTTCTTTCTTTACCCATCTACCAGTTACGAGATGCTTGAATGTTCCTGCGCTACCTTCTACAATATTACTGTTTGCTGTCCATTGTGCCGCAATCGAATTCTGGTTAAAAAGAGTTGTCAGATTTCGGTTATCTATCGCACCTTTGTGTTCAAACACAATTGACGTGTTATCTACAGCAACAATTCTATAAACACCATTGTTTGAGCTGTTGAAGGTCTTTCCTTGGAGGATCAGATAGTCATCTACGGCTACGCCACAGTCTGCAAATCTCGGTGAATCACCAGTAGTGTGAGAAATTTGAACTAGATTTCCAAAACCCATTTTTTGCAACCGATATGAAGATCTCGTGAATGTTGATTTTATAGTAGTTGCGCCAATATTGAGTTCAGTTAGGTTAGGACCTGTATCAGCAAACGTGAATGTCTGTGGACCAGTTACCGTAATTGGACCATAAGTTCCATCTGCTACAATGCTCAAACTGTCGTTAATGACTGCGCTATCACCAGAATTCATGTTATGCGAAGTTGTGGTTTGTACAGTGATTACGTTGCTGGCACGTTGTAAAGAACTAATAGGAGTAGGAGAGGCGTGGGCAAGATTCCAACGATTTCGCGGCACTGGACAGATACTTACAGTTCCAGTTCCTATTGCTGTTGCTCCCATTGCCTGACCAAAAGGATTGACGACGTCGAAGTAGTGAGAAACGTCATTCACATTGATTATTATTAAACCAACGGTCGTTCCATCGCCGGGTAATTTAGCTTGATTGGTATTTTTCCAACCCGTGCAATCAAAGGCTATGACCTGTTGACCTGGTTGAACTGCAGAAAGCGTCTCTGCATTTCCTATGCTATGCGTCCAACGCCAGACGATACCAGCAGATAGAGGAGAGCCGTTGTAATCAGTATATGAACTAGACACATCTGTAATTGCGAAAGTCGTTGTAGCTCCAAAATTCGTTGTCACTGGATTCCAGTAGTACTCTGCTCTATTGCTGACTAGAGCAGAAACATCTAAAGTACTAGAAGAGGCAAATTGTGTCGCTCTCTGAACGCCACGTGAATTCGTGACCTTAACTACATCACCTACTGAATAAGTATTCGGGAATGCCGAAATAGAAGCTAATAAGTAGCTTCCGCTAGTATCAGAAGTAACAATGCTTTGACCTATAATTGATGTTTGAGCCACATTTCCCTGGCCACCAAGAATCTCAATTGCTCCTTTACTTCCTAGCTCTTTAGACACGATTTGCACACGCTTGTTGTTATTAGCTATCGATACATCTGCAACGATAGGTAGTTGAGAAAGCGCCTTTTGCGTAAAGTGGTGATGAATGTTCTTAATAGTGCTTGGAACTAACTTGAAATATTCACCCACAGTAGAATCTTCATTCACTGTCGTATCCATTCTATAGATCGACGAAGATACGCCAGTGCTTGGAAGAACGAGACCTGTCTTAAGTGTAAAGTTAGGATTGGCGTTAGAGAATGATCGAATGTCACCTACACCATCGAATAGCGATACGAACGAGCGCACGTTTACATCAGTAGGATTGTGATCGTGCCCTAATGCTGTCGCATCGGTAGTGTAGTTATATTGATCTTCAAGTGTAGAAGTTACAATGCTTGCACTTGGAAGACTAATCGCGGCTGCCACAAGGATATTCGATTCATTGATCTTACTTATTATGTCTGCTACCGTAGTCTTCTGTAACGGGAAGAAATGTACGAGATCTGGATTGGTAACTGTCACCGAACCTACAACTCCACTAGGGTGAAAGATCCGGATCGTGTTTCCGCTCTTAGCTTTAATTCCAAATTGACCTAAAAGGGTCCCTGAAAACCCGCTACCACTGAAAGTACTCAAAACATCATTTACTTGAACAGTAGTGAAGTTACCAGTTCCCCATGCTAAGTCAAAATATTCACCCGACGGGCCATCTGAAGCTCCACCAGGAAAGTTGATACTATCGTTACTATATGGACCAGTTATGCTAACAACGGTGCTGAGTCCAAGTCCAACCGTTCGATCTGAGCCTGAAGCAAATTTATAAACCAGTTGATTATGAGAAGGAGTATTAGACAACACAGTTGTGTTGTCTAGATTTGGCAGTGCGGGATAATTAATAGCGAAGCGGAATAAATTTCCATTTGTGCCGAATTCTGCCGATCTAACCATGAATTTTCCATTACCGGATGTAGTTCCGCCGCTGGCGTACCAATTGCGAGCGCGCATCAATAGACGATAGTCGCTAAAATCAGTGCCATTGAGGCTCGTACCCCAGACATTCACCGTGCTAAAATCGACTCCTGGCTCATTGTCATTATCTGACGCCGAAAATTCCGTACTATTGGGAATAAAGGAGAGCAGGTTGCTTCCCGAGTTAACTCGTCCTGTTCTAGCTATCGGTATCGTAATTGTCTTAGTAGTTACATCTTTATCCATAGCAATGACAATGTTGTCATCTTGGGCCATCTGCAATGAGTTATAAACTTGTACTTTATCATTTATAACATGATCAAATAGAGTTCGAGGTAGTCCTTGCTGCGTGCCTACTGTTGTATTAGTTGGTTTGGCAGCAATAGAACGAGTCAATCCCTCATTGCTTCCTCGTTCAAAAGAGACAATGTTGGACAGGTTTACATTAGCATCTGTCAATGCGGCGGCCGTGAGAGTCTCAGAATATGCTCCACTGTATGGATAGGCATCTGGAACGGCGCTTGCCGACAGTGAAGCAAACACTGTTGGATAGGTTGCTCGACCCAAGTAAGTATTGCTTGAAATTATAGCAGGAAACTTAATGAATCCTGTCATGTCTTTTGATGAAATTTTGTTAGCAATTAATGGATCGTTATTAACTTGCAAATCTTCTGTCGCGATGAAGATTGTAGACGCTGCACCGATAGAGACGGGTATGGCAATACTTCCACTCTCTTCAGTTGTAGAAGTGATCTTTACAGAATTAGTCCTAAAAATTGACGCCTTGATTCCAATCAGCGAGTCATTGATTGACGAAGCAACATCATCTAATGAAGCAGCAAGAGGATTTGTTAGATAGGAAGAAGTCCAAAGTTGCGGATAGACATCTGTTTGAAAAGCAACCATATCTGTGATGTCTGCTACAGTTACGGTTTCACCAATAATTCCACCATTCAGTACTTCGATGTAAGTGTCTGTGCCTGCATTAGTGTGAGCACCACGTCGAATAACCTTAAAAAGACCACTATTTGCCTGATTTATCCATCCCGATCCAACACTTCGATAAGCCATATAGAGATAGTGACCAGGTTGAATATAACGGAACGTGTCAATGTTATCAGCTTTGATACGCATGACACTGCTACCTTGATTAGTTATAACTAAAGTTTGATCAATTGATAGATCTAGGTCGATCTTTTTACAGATCGATGCATCTGAACAAATTACCATCTGTGCTTGTCGACCATTTGTATCAACATCAAAATTATATAGACCTGATGTCGTAACTGTAGATACTATAAAACCTTTAGCATCTGCAATACCAGCACTAACGACATCGCCAGATACTACATCTGTGAGGAGGCGAATGTTACCAGTAGAGCGGTTGATCTCAAATTGCGAAGATTGGCCAGTAGCAGAAACTGCGTTTGCACCAAACATTTGATTTTTATAGCTACCACCCACTATTTCAACAGTGGCCGTCGAACCTTGCTTGTTGCTACTGATCTGCATCGTCTGATTAGGCGTCGAAGAAGCTGTAATTCCGGCAAACTTTCTATTAAAGGCTGATACCCAATCGTCGATAGTCAGTAGTGAAAACGAAGATGCATTGGGAAAATCGGATAGACTGAAAGTTTGAGTCTGAGTGGGGGTTCCGTCTACAGATATGCCTAAATCCCCTGTTGATAATAGATTCCAGAAAGCAAATGGAATCGTCTCTACAGTCGCCGTTTTTTCCCGCTGGCGCAGTCTTGTACTGTTCTGAAACAAGGCAATGTAACTAACTTCTTTAACTGGAAAGTTAAGAATATTGTTTGAGTAGAGTGCCTCATTATCTGATGCTTTGATAGGCGCTACTTGAATTGTCTCAGCATCAGGATCGATGGCAAATAGTAAGATGTGAGAGGAATCATCCGTAAGACGAGCTTTAAAAGAGATTGATTTATCATTAATGGCTGAGACGATTTCAGCAAGAGTAGCCACCGAAATGTTAGAAAAATCTGTCTCTGTAAAGATGATTGTTTCTTCTACGCCATCAACCGCGACGCGCAAGAACATTTGGTCAACAAGTTCAAATGGACCTGAAGCATCATTTACAACTTGAACTCTAGGAACCGGATAGTTGGCTAACTGGAGAAACTCCTCTGTGCCATTTGCTCTTGCAAGAAGAACGTCGATGGCCTGTCCTGCTTGTGAAGGCTGAAAACCTCGACCATCATCAATATAAAGAATTGATGGGGCATTAACTGAGACTGGCTGCGACAAAATTGCAGAAGCTACTCGCTTATTCTCATCAGGATCAGAGAGACCGATGACAGCGCTCAAGATGCTCGGTGCTGTTCCACGTGCCAATGATGAAGCATATGCTTTAATTCGATTTCGTAATTCAACGTCTGTTTCAATATCTGAACCAGTAGTAAACGCAACAGTATTAGTGACCGCTGCTCCAATAAATGGTACGGTGTCAAATTGATTAATAGTGTTAAGTAAAGCGTTGCCCTGTGTTCCAGGAGACTGAGCAACAACTAATACATCATCTATATAGTCTTCGCCGGCAGGAATAACGGCATCGCGGATCGTGTTGTACACGATCTCTGGGTTCTGATTATTGGCTGGAATCTTAACGATGGTGCCTGCATTGATGACTCTGTCTGGTTGTCCTTGTGCATTGACTACAAGATCAGAGGCAAGATGGTCTTTCTGGAGAGCAGTGCCTAGCGTGATCTCTGAATATGTTGGATACGTAGTGATGCTCGTATAGACTATAGGTCCTTCAAAGGAATTCGTCCCACGCCCTATGTAAAGCGAACCAGATGCTGTCCAGCCACTCGTGTTGTTAACAAATAAGACTGTTTGTCCCGAAATGGGAGCTGGCTTCAAGCTATAAAGAGAGGTGCTCTGCTTTACTATATTGGTATTCTTGATTCGTACTGTACCAGTTGCTGCAACGGCTGCTTTTCGCTCTAGACCCAAATCGGCAGCTTTATTGTCCAGATCATTATTCCTGATTGCATCTACATTTAGTAGCTCAAGAATGCTCAAAATAGCGACATTGTTGTCAAAATCTTGACTGGCGCACGCTTCAAGTAGCGAAAGAAAGACAGAACCTGGGTTGACATCACTTAGGGGAGTCTCGGCAATGATTTTCCGGACCATACCACCTAATATCTGATTGAACGACTTTATCTCTATTGACATAGTAACTCCATTCTACTATGGTAATTGCAAGACTTAAGTATTTACCGTAAAGGTAATAGGCAAGAAAGTGTTTGAACCAGTCAACTTTACGACTAGAGTGATATCATAAGCCACAGCATCTGTGGTGGTATTCTTTGTCACATCTAGACTTTGAACTCGGTCAAATCTTGTATCTGCCGATACTTGAGTGTTGATCGATGCTACTAATGCAGCCTTAACATCTTCAGACTGAGTAGTAGGAGTACCGACTAGATTGATAAGCCCAAAACCAGGGTGGCGAGCGTTTGTTCCCAGTTCTGTAAGAATTTTAGCCTTAATGGCTTGAACAGCATTATCTAACCCGTAACTCAAAGCTAAGTCACCTGTAGATCCCTGAAGAAGAGCTCCATCCGCATCAATAGCAAGATCGATTTTGGTATTTTTCTCGTCTGCGGCCTTTCCAACTAGAAACCATGGAATTTCGTCGTCGCGCGGATTAGCCTTAGATTGCTCTGAAGGAATGAGGATATACTGCGAACTATTGATAGTGTTGGGCTTAAAGATTCTAATGCTTGCGTTCTCTGCAAGTAGGTATGATCCCATGTTTAGATCTCCATCTACTGTCAAAATGATCTCATTAGACAGCGGAATTTGCCTAATACCAGTAATAAGTCTCTGTGTTGGAAAAGGAATAGTATCCGATTGAATCAGAACGAGCTGGTTTATATAAAACTTGTTGATATTTTCAGCTCCAAAAGTATCTTTAGCGGCTATATTGATCTGATTAGTGCTGCCATTAGTCAGGAAATAGAGTTGTTGGCCAATTTCATCAACATATGGATCTTTAAGTCCATTGGCGATAGCAATATCGATCCACTTGTCAGCATTGCCCAATATACGCTTAGCGAGACTCGGAAGATCTTCTTTAGAATTCAACTTCACCAACCTTCCTGACTTATATTGGCCAATATCTATGTTTGGGTTGTTGGCATTTGTTCGGGCTAAGGCGAATGGGTCAATGGCAGCGTCTATCGCAAACAGATTAGCTAAAACAAAGTCTACAGCACTTATCTGCTTTTCAATCACATTCATCAACTTTAAGTCAGTAATTGAGGCTGTAGCGCTAGACTCAATTGGAGCACGATCATAGATGGCATTATAATCATCATCACTCAAGCCAACAAGATCAGCCAGTTGATCACGGTACTCACGAAGTGTCTTCTTTATATTTAAGAAATGTATCTTAGAGTAAGAATTAACAGCGAGTCTCTTATTGGCAACAATTGTACGCTCGTCATTGGTTAACGTAATATTGTCTAGTCTTAAGGCCTCAAAAACAGGATAAAACCTGTAATAGATACTATTTGATGTGAAAGGATTGATGTCTGTTGTGTCTAATTGCTGTTTAGCTATAAAGTCAGTTAAATCATCTACAGTGAATCGAAAGTAGTCTGGATCAAATGTGCCAGGCGCAGATCTAATAAGATTCGTCCTTAAAAAGGGCCAATTATCTCTAAAATAGTTCCATCGCAGTGGAATAATCTCAGGAATGTCAGCTAGAGTGAGCGCATCGCCAGACTGAACCTTAAACCACAGGCTAAGATTGGCAGAACTTTGAAGTGTGTTGTTGTCTACCGTAGCCATTTATCGTCCTAGTTGGTTCACACCATTAGCCACTGATCCCAGAATGTCCCTGCCTTGAGTCGCAAATTTCTTAGCTGAAGTCAAAAAGCTAGATCCCTTGACTCCATCAAGACCTAACTTGGCAAGCATCGATTCTTGACTCTCTACATTTTGAACACTATCTGAATTGCTAATCTCATTGAGATTGTAGCCTCTCATAGTAATGTTGTAATAATACAACATTGGATTTTCTTTATCTCTACGAAGAGAAAAAGACCTAATTGCTACATTGTATTCATTGTTATCTTTATAGTTAAAGAACACCAATGGATGTTTAGCATTCTCAGGTCGAGCAGTTGTGTCATTCTTTTGATCAGTACCAGAGGCATCTTTCTTGTATTTCAAGAAGAAGCGATAAAGATTGTGAAACGCAAGATAGCCAGTCTGATCCAATTGTAGACCAGTCACTGCGGGCGCCGTCTTTCCTGTCAAGGCACTTATGTCACGAAAGGTCTTATCAAGGGTACTTAATGTCTTTGAAAAGAAGCCTGAAGTCATGCTCTGTTGAATTGCGAATGACGACCGACCAGACTTCTGTGATCCATTTTTCAAATCAGGTTTTACATTCGCGTTGATAGGGGCGACAAATTTGGGTCCCATGCCTGTCGTACCTTCTATCACGATGTCGTAATAGCGAACAGGCGAGTGCTCTTCGACCGTTCCATATATTGTTGGCACAATATTAGTAGCGAAATATGTAGTAATAGATAGATTGCTCGGTCCAATTGGCAAATACATCACTTTCGCTTCACCATTCTTAGGAGTAAAGCGAAAACCATATGGTTTAGCAGTGAACCAATTGCTGAGAATTGGCTGATAATCAGCATTTGCGTAAAACCAGTCTACTAGTTCTTTTTGGGGACCTTGACTTACTGTAGGAAGAATGTTATCACTCATGATTACAATTATAACTTAGGTTTACTTGGTCTTTGAGATCTCAGATAGATAATCATGGGGAAGACCATTGCTCTCAAAGGTCGAAATAGCGGTACCAGCATCACCAAGAGCAGAAGCTGCTTGATTTATTAAAGTAGCCGCTGAGGTAATTTGTGGTCCAGCAGCAATCGCACCTGCGATTGGTACGGCCATAGCAGCACCCGCTGTAGAAAGTAGGGCTTGGGCTGCTGTCAACGCGATCCTAGCCGCTGTTAGTTTTTGGCTGACAGTGTTATTCATAGATTTCTGCTCTTTGCGGAACTTAGATCCCAAGATAAGCCAATCACTGGCACCTTCTTCGCCTAGTCGAATCTTTTCGCCTTCAACGACAAATTTCTTACAAGTTAAAGTAACTGCCTGATCTTTCTTTATAAATTGTAAATTGATCTTGCCCGAATCGATATCGATAGTCCCGTTCTTCTTGTCGATGAACAGTCGTTGGATCTTATCTCCATCAGTTGCTTCGTCACTTAGTGTGAAACTTCCCGTCTTGTCCCACTTCATGTATGACGTACCGACATCGGTATCGTATTCTGGGGCAGGAACAGGCTCAGATGGCGTCTGATCTAACTTAGATAGATTGGTGGGTTGTCCTTTAAATGTCAAGATCCACTCACCATCTTTATTGATGCTTGTTTCGATGCCGTTAAATTCTGATCTATACTGTGGACCGTCTTTTGTATCTAAGGAGTTCTTGCGAGCGACGTGGGTCATAGCACCCAAGATAATTCCCTCGCGACCTTGTCCACCAAGTTGACTCACTAAGACTACATCGCCAGGTACCGCTGCGACACCATTTTGGTTATTACTTGTAGAGTTGTGGTTATAGCCATGCATGATATAGTCTTCATAGTTATAAACGCCACCCCATCTACGCAACATGCGACAATTGCTCAAAATGATATCGTTTTTGTGATGAATCTCAACAATGTAGCGTAGTTCTTTGGTATTTGCATCATTGTGCGCTTCGCGCACAATACCTATATATAAACGATTATCAAGATTGTTGATCATCTTGAGAGATGATGTCTGAAACCAAATTGAGCTATCTTTTACATTGTCAAATTCAGAAAACATTAGAATCCCTCTTTATTACTTTCTTTCTCGATGTCGTTTGTTGTTGCAGGAGTCGCTATTGTTGTGATATTATTTCTTGAATCTTCGCGCGATAGAGATGAGCTCAAAGAATCAATAGTCCCTTCACCGATCAGTTGCTTATCTTTATCGGTTATGATTCCTCTAACGAATTGAATAGTGGTCTGAAAGGCTCTAGCACCATCAGAACTGACAGAAAAAGAATGCGACACAGATTCCACATGAGCAAGAACATAACACTCTTTTTCTTCTAATGCTCCAGAGTTGTAGTTATGCGATACGCCAACTAGGCCAGCATCAAAGAGTATATTGTCACCTACTGGTATATACTCAGAACTGCCAGTCATGGTCAATCGACCATTTAAGAGCCGGTGAGTGTCGAAATACCACTCTTGTAATATTTTAACCCATCCGCTGAATAAGTCGATGTCAAAGTTATCTACCGCGGCCTCTCCGTCGTTCTTTGCAGGAATTTGCTTGATACTAAGAATCAGAGGTCTAAAGCCCTCACGATCAAATATACTTGTTATTGCAGTACCATCTTCTCTTTTTTGAAACACTTGTGCTTTCAACTTTACAAATATTTCGTTTATATTCAATTCTTGAAATTCAGGTTTTACTTCTGCAAAATTATATTTATCGGCCCAATTAGTTCCAGCATTGACAGAGTTGATTGTCTTATTGTCTAATGGGTGAGTTACTACATTTTCAAACTTAGATCGTAAGTTAGCATCGATGCCCGTAAGAGGATATTTTTGAAAGGAAAAGGGTCTAATTCGGTTATATAGAGTTAATTGTGGTTTATGTTGATCTTTCCAACGAAACTCTGGATATAGTTCATTTAAGACATAGTTATTGTTATCCATCAAGACGGACCACAAAGTATGTTGACCAACCAAGGTAAATGGATTGATCCAGCCTCTGCCTTCTTGTATTTCAGTATCGTACTCTCCTTCAGATGTGTTGAGAGAACCAGTCTGTAATGCTATAATTTTTGAAAGATCGGTGCTTGAGGCCTTTTTATCTGTCTCGTCGATGAAGCCAAAAAAATCTAAAGCTTCCTGTGGGATGAGAATTCGATGGGTAGGTTTTGCCAATCTAGTTGTCTGTTCCACTGGCAGCGGAGATCCAAATACTGATAATAGGGCCCGCAAATTTCCAGGAATTTTGTACACGGACGGTGTATTACTTTTTGAGAGCAGATAGTTATTGATCAATTGAAATAGAGCATTGCCCTGTCGTCCCTGAATATCCTTTGGATCAGCAATGAGAGGATCTACGTAGAGATGATTGTTAAAGATACTGCCCCAATCTTGACCTGATACTAGATAGCGAGTCTGACGAGCACCTTCATCATCGACAACCACTTCAACTCTTATAGTATCGATACGGCCAAACATCTTCACTTGAGTCATATCAGCTTTTTCAAAAGATTGTTTAGTAATAGGGTTGTTGGACATAAGAATGACACACCAGCTCCCCGGTGTGATAACCGATACCCAATTTCTAGTTGGAGCCAATGTAAAGTTAAATGTGCCAACTGGATTTCCTTTACTTTTATTAGTCTGAATATTGACCAATGAAAGTGTGCTGATTATTTGCTCGCTCACCGTATTAGAGTAGGCAGTCTGAATTACTGTCCGAGTATCAGCGTCAGCAAGAACATTAATACTTGGACCAGTAGCTGTCATGCGCTCTTCGTAATTCCAAATCTTTACAGCGGCGTGAGGTGTCTTAATCGAATGATTTGTTATCGTAGCCATTTGTTATCCTGGGTCGCCGGATCCATCATTTAACTTTTGCTTGTCAAACAACTCCATTAGAGTCTTTAAAGCCTGACGTCCCGATTCTCCAGGTTTTATGGGATCAAAAGGCTGACGCTCTCCTGGTTTGCTGCCCAATACATCTTTGATCTTATCTAATGTACCCTTTAGGTCATCGAAACCCGATGATATTCTATCGAAGTATTTTTCAACTTGAGTTGTACTTGCTCCCGGCAATCCAGAAGTGCTTATAAGTTTATTAGCTGCTTCTAAGAGTTTACCTGAGGCTGAATTTAGTTGTGTTGCTGAAGCGCCTAAATCGGCCGCGGACCGCGCCGCCGCGCCAGTGAATTGTTGTTGAGGATTGTCACCGAATACCTTCTCAGCAACATCGCCAGACGCTGTGACAGCTCCAATACCAGCCGCTCCCGATGCGTCCGCACCGAGAATTTTTACAGCCGCTTGTGCCGCCTTAGTCCTATTTCTCTCTCCACGGATTTTCTCTCTTTGATTATCTCCTACCACGTTTTTCTGCTGTTCTCCCTCAGCCGCCATTTTTGCTACTTCAGCTTCACTCCATCCCCATTGTGTACCAATGTCAGCCATCACGGCATATGGATTGTCTTGACCGCCTATTGTGAAAGTTCGAGCTAGAGCAAGCTTAGCATCAATAATGTCTTTAGAGGCACCTAATGCTTCTAAGTCTTCTCCCATCAAAACCGCCTTCCTTCTTGCTCCATCGCTTCCGGCCCAATTTTTTAATTTAGAGGCTGCCTGTACCGCATTAAATTGAGTACCTTTTCCGCCGCGTTCCAACTGTCCCATCGTACGATTTTCTAATACTGTCTCAAAAAACTTATTCGGATCCGCATTAAAAAGTTCGTTCTCGCGCCAATCCATACCTTTATTTAGCGCTTCATTCATAATTTTTGCTTTTTGACTTGGATCTTTGAGTAAGCGCTGACGCCAATCATTCATCTGCACGGAAGACTCTTCTGTCATTCTTAGTGCGGTAATAGAATCGACATTGAGACTGCGTGTCATTCGATCGACGTTGATCATCCCGAATAGACTCGCACTGGTATTTGTCTTCCACTGCTCTTCCTTCTTAAAGGTATCAGCGGCTGTCTTATAAGCGTACTCCTTATTAGGATTGTCCTTATTTACAGCTCCGATGATCAATTTGCTTATTGTTTCTGTTAGATCGCCTTGAGCACCAACACTATATGCTTGTTCCGCCATCTGACCTGTATTTTCAGCAATCATAGTTAATACTTTTGCGTTACTGAGCCCAGAGCCAACTGCTCTCTCTAATATCTTCTCGTATGATTGTGATGGATTTTGACTTCCGCCTACTGCAAGCATTGCTTGTCGCTGCATATTGGCTTGAATAGATCCATATCCTTGATTTTCAAAATGCTTGGCGCGAACCACTTGATCGACGTCAAATGTTGAGCCCATGTTCTCAACACCAAATTGAGACATCTTAGCAACTTCATCCATGCCAACACCAACTTTTATCATGCGATCCATAAAGCCAGTGCCAGCCGCTTTATTAAGAAATCCAGCTCCCGCTTCTCCCATGCCTATAGCGCTACCCTGCAGTCCCATTGCGTAATCACGGTATTGCTGTAATTGGTATCCAGGAACATGGTTGAGTTGCTTAACCGCATTCATCATATTTTCGATGCCAGCTCTCTTTGCCTCACTTTCTGATATCTTCTGAGCTCTATCTTGATCAGTGGCAATAAGACCGGCCGCGTTTTCTACTACGGCTATAGTGGCACCAGCTACTTGCTGAACAGTATTTGCATCCTTGATGCCCAGCTTACTAGCACCCGTACCTTGAACTGCTGAGGCCAGCACGTCAGCTCCTTGAAGACCTGCTGCTAGAGTTCCAGCACCATAACCGATTTCACGCGCAATGACAGCCTTATTTGCTCTACTGGCCATTACACTGCCGAAATTCTCGGCTTCTGCCCAACCCGCTAGATTCAACCGATCGGTCATGTTGCCGGCTACAGCACTTGTCCACATGTCATATTTCTGATTTTCTATATTAGCAAAACCAGCAATATTGCCCACGTTTCTCATCGGCTGTTCGATACCTATGACCTGAATAGCATTGCTAACAATGTTTGCTGCTTGAGCTACAGCGCTTGTGATGATCGACCCTATTTGTAACTTGCTCGCTCCACCTCCACCGCCTCCCATCTTAGCGGCCTCAGACATATCTTCAAATTCTTGTGCTGCTTCTTCAGCGTTCTTGTTAAGTGCCTCTAGTTCTTCTTTCGTCTTGCCGGCAGAATCACGAAGAGCGTCAAGTGCTCTAACAAGTTTTTCAGCTGCTTCTGTTTCTTTCTTGCGAAGATCTTGCTGCGAAAGTGCTCCAAGACCCTTGCCAGATCGCATCTCATCTTCAAGTTTATTGTAAGAGAGTAGGCCAGCAGCCTTATCGCCCGAGTGAAGTAGTTCTCTCTGCTTACTCAGGGGATCGTGACCTACTGTCTTAAGTTGTTGCATAGCGACAGTAATAGGAATGAGCTGATTGGCCAACTCCTTCATCTTCCCCGCATTGTCTTGAATAGTTAAAGCCGCACTGGCATTAACACCATGCCCCTGAAGATAGCTACCTGCGGCTTGCATTGACTCTTGCCGCAACCCTTGCATCTGATTTAAGATCCCGGACTTCTGCTCGGCGAGAGATTTCCAACCCTGATTTGCAAGTTGCATGCCTCCAGATTGAGCTTCTAAAGAGTTTATGTTCTCATTTACATATGAACCAATAGAGGTTTCTGAAAACCCGCGGCCGATGATATTGACTGCCTGTGTATTTAATCGTTCTCTGGTAGCAGTCTTATTAATGCGAAGACGGTTTGATACTCCCGCGAGATCTTTTCGATTTTGCTTTAGAGAGGTCCGATATTCAGGAGTCTTGGCCACTGCTGGCTGTTGCCTTATGAGCTCATCCATCGCCTCGCGCTGTTCATGTAGGTTGGTGGCCCGACGTCGTAGTTCGCGAACAGCAATCGGCTCTTGCTCATACAACTCTTCTAATCGACCGATATCGGCTAACCCGAAGTCATCAAAATCAGACAACGATGTGTTGACGCTGCCACCCTTTTTATTAACAGCCATAGCTCATCCTCAGTTCTATTGAAACAGCCTTCAATAGCTTCTATTGTAGCATTATCTGACTTATTAAGACTTTTTATTCATCAAAATTAACTTCAATGTCTTCGCCAAAAGTCTCACCATGAATGTGTCTAGCTGCTTCTAATTGTTGTTCCATCCACTTAATGTTCTCAGGATCTTTGGTTGGATCACTGACCTTTTCAGCAGCCTTTCGCATCTCTTCAAGCTCTTTCTTTTCTTCTGCTTCGGCCCAATCAAGCACTTCTTTTTCTTTGACTTCTTCTGCTTTCTCGGTTTCTTTGACGGTTCTCTCTTCGATGGCCTTCTGACGTTCCAACTTGTCATAGAATTCATACAACAATTCCTCGAGTGTATAACTCTCGAGGAGCGGATCTTTTAAGGGTCGATTATAAGTATTAGACCACCAACTCTTTAAGAAAAGAGTCATTTGGTGCTCTGTAGTAATGTCGGCTCTAGCGTTATAAGCCGCTATAGCTTTTATACATTCGACGACGTTGGGCTCGTCTCCGGAAGCTTCTTGGTCTTCTCTTTTAGCTTGTTGCGCCATTCCGTCTCCGCAGTTAGAACCTTATTATAAAGCGCTGTCAGTGTATCGATATCAGAAATTTCATATCCACCATCGCTTTGTACCCACCATGGAGGACCATCGATAATTCGATTGCGAAGATTTGCTAGAATTACTGCGATCCCGGCAAGCTCATCTGTCGGATTCGTGTAACTACCCAGGAGACGAGTCTTCTCTAGCTCCAACAGGTGTTTCTGCTTCATATTGAGCAAACAACGAACAGTGAAACGGCCGTCATACTTCCTGCCAAGATCACTAGTAAATTCAAAATCAAAAACTGTCTCTGTCGATGGTAGATCCATTTTATCTCCAAAATATGTATACTAAAGTTATTATACTTAATTAACCTAAGAGACCTGTAATCAACCTTGATGCTGAATTGATGTCTTCTTTAGGCTCAGTGTTTATATCGCCATTGTTTAGTGATGTTGCACTACTCTGAGTAAGAGATTTTTCAGGAACAGCGGGAACCTTCTCATCCTGATAGCCAATAGCTTGAAAGTTCAAACTAACTTGAGCTAAGTCATCTACTCGTATATCTTCTTGACGACTAGTAATAACTGCCTTTGTCGCTAAAAATAAAAGTGAACCAGTAGTCCTATCTCTTACTTCAATAGTTAGATATTGGTGAAACAAGAAACTTAAAACATCTGGCTGCCAGAGTTGTACACCAGCACCTTGTCCAGGAATGTGAAGAGCAGAAATAGAACCAGAGACTTTTATTGCTTTCGGTACAAGTTCTTCTGGCAGAGGATTGTCGACGGCATTAATTTCCGCGTACAATGTATCTATTCGCCACTGAACGGCAAATGCAAAACCAACTGGTCTATTATTGATCTTTAAGATACATCTAGCTCCAGATAAATATTTCGCACTCGGACGAGTCGAGAAAATTCCGCCCAGGTTTCCTTCAAGCACGTTATCTGTAAGTTGCTGACCAACGTCAGGAACGTTTTGGAATCCAGTTGTCATTAGGTGCCACTCGCATTGGCTACAAAGCCGTCGCCATCAACGTAAAGTGCTACAAAGTTAAAACGTTCAGACGCAAGAGAACGCTTATTTAGACCAAAATCAGCTTGTGTAATACGAGCATTTCGGATATTTAGTACACCCAGATAATCTACATCTGGTCCACTACCTGGACCAAGATTCGCAGAACCAGATAGCGCCTCTGTCACTGCGGTAAGAGGATTTTCATTTATTGTACGATTAGAGTTTTTGGCTACTTTTTGAAAAATCTGGATATCAAAAGTGGTGCCAGAGCCGAACTTGCTAGGATCTAAAGCTTCATGTGCTCGACCATCATTACCAAAGCCATTACGAGCAAATATATCTCCTTCTTTTCCGCCCCATTGTGTGCCCCAGTTACCAACTCCGTTACCGGCATCATTCTGTGCTAAGCCATTGGGAGCACGAAATCCAAGAACGTCTCTGATACCTTTCACATATCTAATAACAGTAAAACTTCCACTTACCATATAGCTAAGAGGTTCGACCGAATCACCTTCGTACTTTCCTAATACTTTTGGTGTCTTTGTTAATATCTGAACAGAGCAGCTAAAATCCTGGCAAAACGCTAATGTTTTACCATTCAGACGAATCTTTGCCGTAGCACCTGTGAGAAAAGTTGGTTTAATTCCAGCCATAGTAATTACATTATAATGTATAAATGATTCGACAACGAAAAAGCTCCACTAAAAATCTTAGTGGAGCTTCTCCTTCTCGAACAACTTAAAATTTACTGTGATAGATCCGCATCACCTGAGTTGGTTGCGGTGAAGCTGTCATCGCTCGCGAGAATGCCGACGAAGGATAGACGATCAACAAGAATGCCGCGCTTGTTTAGACCAGCACCCTTGTTGTTAAAACGGCAATCAGTAATAGTAATTACTTGCTTCGCATCACTGACAGGAGTGTTGTAACCACTTGTGACCTTCTGAAATACAGCTAGATCCCAAGTCTGTGATGTAATTAGGTTGCCGGGGTTAAATTCATCGGAACCCTTACCGCCAGTAAGCCAGTTTGCATTGCCTAAACCGTTACCACCTGCCGCTGCACCAGGCATGCCGTTAGTCTGTGCTATCGCTGTGTATCGAACAACTGATAGTTCGCCAGCAACACTGTAATTTACGGGCTCATTTGACACCGCTTCGTAGCGACCCATAGTCTCAACCGGAATCGTATCTACGTTGACTCGATAACTAACATCCTGTGCGTAAGCGAACGTAAGTCCGCCTGCTTTAATCTTTGCTGTAGCTCCCGTTACGAAGCTAGGTACTTTGCCTGCCATAAAAATATTTCTCCTAGGGTTCGGTTCCCATTACCGTGAATTTAACTACATTTCCACTATAACACATCAAAGATTAAATATCTGTACAATAAATTCATATGGATTCTATTGAAGCTGAAATGGTTAGAGTTTTTTCAGATCATGTGGCCGAGAATTTCTCTGTGAAAATCATAGCTCCAATAGAGATGGGACCAATCATATTTAATATTAGCTTACAAGAAATTCTTGTTTCTGCTGTTTCTATTCAGGATCAGCCAAGGGTTATATATAAGCTTTTGTCATCAAAAATTATTGAGCACTATAACCGACAAATAGAAGACTTTCCAATTATGGATATGTTGAATGACCCCTCAAGATATAAAAGACTCTATAACGTAGAGTGGAAATCTTGGTATTTCTAAAAAGAAAGCTCCCTAGAAATTAATCTAGGGAGCTTTCTTAATTTAACGTCTTATCTAATTAGATTGTTGAGGTTGCGCGCTGTAGGTTTAGAGTTGAGAGGACGAAGTCGATGCCTTCAACTAGCTTAACAGTGACATTGATATCGATGGTGTTGCCATTGATCTGGACTGTCAGCTGCTTATATCCCTGCTTCGCATCCGGCGTTGAGACCGTCAAGCCTTGCGCCAAGTAAGTTGCTAGAATGCTCTCGCAAGTCTGAGCAACTTCAGCAGCCGCAACAGTGTTCTTAACACCGACGTAGATGCTCTGTAGTTGAGTACGGAAGTCATACTCAAGAACGTCGGCAGCATAAAGAACGTGTGCTCGGTTGTATACCCAGTTCCCGTCGCGTCCATAGGTGGTATTGTCCACAACAACTCGGAAACCGCCGCTCTGTGGATGTTCAAGGAAGGTGATGCCGTTGCGAATTGCATCCTCATACTGAGTATCAGGATTGAAATCTTCGACGATGTCCGCATCAGCCACACTTAGAAGCTGACCTGTCTGACGAATACCTGAGCAGTTGAGGTACTTGTTGGTCATGGGGAGACCGACAGGTGAACCACCACGTGCGCCAGCGACTAGACACGCTAGAGCCCAAGGCTGGAACCACTTGATGACGCCATCAGAGTCATTCTGCTTGATGTCCTGAATTAGGAGCTGTGAGCCTGCGTCAGCAAGAGTCTGAGCCGCTGTCTTACAGTTTAGATAAGTATCTTTCTGCGATAGGTAGCCCTGACGCTCGCTGCGTGCCTTCGTAGTACGCATTAGGCTACAGTGAGTCTTGACTGCCTGG